ATTTTATGGTGATACTTATTACATTTGCAAATATCTACCTTAATGAAAAACAACGTACAGAACTATCGCAACATCTTAAACGACACGCGAGACCTTAGTCAAAACAAAAAGATTGAATTAGAGTATGATAACGTAACGTCCGGGATCACACTTGACTCTTTTAAACGACAGTTTCTCTCCTGGAAGAAGAACAACAAAGTAGAAACAGCAAAGAAGGCGCGGATAACTCCAAAAGCCATTGCAAACGCATTCGAGGATATCATTAATGAGCTGATTCCCGACAGTAACCCACTAGGGTTGCCTGATTCAAAGGAAAAAAGTTACAGCCCATATAAATTCCCAGTTAATCACAATGATATCCTATTTCTCACCGACATTCACGTACCATATCACAACATCCCTGCCCTCACAGCAGCGCTCAAGTACGGACTCGAAAACGAAGTCAACACGATCTACATCAACGGGGACCTCATCGACTTCTATGCGATCAGCAGGTTCCAAAAAGACCCGCGCAAGAGAGACCTCGCTTCTGAAATCTATATGGCAAGGGAGTTCCTCTACACGCTGCGGAAGCTGTTCCCTACTCAAGCAATATATTTCAAGGCAGGAAACCACGACATCCGTTGGGACCACTACCTGATCAACAACGCGTCAGACCTAGTTGGAATTGAAGAATTCTCCCTGGAATCTATCTTGCATCTCAAGCAACTCAATATCACATTTATCCCGGACAAGCAGTTAGTTAGAATGGGGAGACTAATAGCCCTGCACGGACACGAGTTTGGATCAAGCATGTTCAGTCCTGTGAATATCGCACGTGGGCTTTACCTCCGGGCCAAGGACAACGCGATCTGCGGACACCACCACCAGACTTCGGAGCATACAGAGCCAAACATCAACGGGAAGGTTACAACCTGCTGGTCGGTAGCCTGCTTATGTGAATTGCACCCTGACTATATGCCAATCAACAAGTTTACTCACGGCTTCGCTCACGTGAAAGTGTTTGATAATGAGGAGTTTGAGGTTACAAACTACCGGATTGTAAACGGTAAGATCAAGTAACTCTCGTAATATTTTTATGCACGTTTTTGTTACAGAACGTGTGCGTTTTTTTCTGTATTTTGCATAATCAGATGTGCAATGGAGAACCCAAGAATCAAATACAGGAAGTTAGGCAGGGAAAGGGCGCGTGGCCTTTACCATGAGGACGGTCTTATTGAGATCGATCCAAGACTCCCTGCAAAGGAACACCTTGAGGTAATTATTCACGAATATCTTCACCACGAGTTCAAGCATTGGGAGGAGGGGCATGTTGAAGAGTATGGGATAAAAATATCCGAGTTCCTGTGGGCATTAGGTTACAGACGCGTAAATTTGGAATGACATGAGAATTATGCTCCCGATAGTCATAGACAACGACGAAAAAAGGGTCGCTGATCTGGTTGGTTCTACGCCGGAGAAGTTCGAATGCGAGCCGGCTATCTTTTATTCTGTAGATAACGTCCGTCCATATCTCAACTACAAGAATCTCTGCATGATAAGCTCTGGTGGGGATGATTTTATCGTCGGACTTTCCATGGAAGAGGTAGACGACATCATCATGAGCGACATAAGCCACGTGTTTAGCGCAAATTAATGTTAAAATTGTTGCATGTTGCCACGCGTGTATTATATTTGCCATATAAATAAACGAAATGAACGATTTAGAAAGAAAAAAACGACTGATTGTGACCGCCTTGGGCGCACAACAAATCTACGCGCAGTGTCACGACGAGTGTGTAGACATGAAATTCTTCAAGCACGATATGAAGATGCACTCCAAAAACCTTATTTCCAAGCTAGAGCGTGAGCTTATGCCCATTTTCGGGGTGCTTGGTAACGTGGACGGCGGAGACGCATATCTAAATGCCGTTGGTATGATGGAAAACACCTTGCAGAACCTTGCAACGCTCCCTGTCGAATACTGGGCGGTAATCAACATTGCGATTAACGACATAAAAAAGCGAATCGATGAAAAGAACCAAGAAGGGGATAACGGAGTACCTGACGGAGAAGCTCATGGAGTGGAATCCGAAGGTGGACAGCCAAGCGATAGCGTGGACGCTGAGCCGGAACATACCGCAGCTGAAGAGCATGAGGCAGGCGGACATTGATACAGTACTCCAAGCCTGCAAAGATGATCTTTCCCAATGGTCCTATACCGGTCACGACTCCCCTTGGAGACGGATACATCCTCTACATAACACCGAACGGCTTTCTGGAGAATGACGAGATAACGGTCGTGCTGTCAAACGGCGGCGAAATAAGGCACTTCTCCAGCGATCAGGTGCGTGTGTGGAAAAACTCAACCTACGGGATACATGAATAACTACGTGATAACGATATGGGACGGCGAGAAGATCGTCCACAACGCAAGGGCTAAGGCCAAAAGTCCTGAATCTGCTAAGACAAAAGCCTTAAGCGACTGTCTGAAGATGGATAAACTAATGGGAAAAGAAAACAACTGGTTAAGCTACCGATGGGACATACAAGCGACAATAAGCCGATAAAATACGCCTCAGACCTACTTAATGAGGTAATAGTTGACATGATTATGCGTGAAAAGAAGGGTTTTTCTCAGTATAATCACACAATGGACCGCACGGACCTGACCAAAGAGGAGTGGATCCAACACGCATACGAGGAGGCGCTTGACCTTGCGCTGTATCTCAAGAAGATTATGAAAAAATGAGTATAGGCGCACTAACTTCTCTTTTTAATAGAACGCTGATTAGTTAGGTGGCGGAATGGTAGACGCACTCTGTTAAGGCTGATGGAGCCACAGTATAACGGATGTCCATCTTACAGGTTCGAGTCCTGTCCTGACTACAAAACAAATGAATATGAAAAAGAAGACACAGTACACAATCTTTGCCTACGAGCCAGGCACTGAGGTTTATGCCATCTCGATGTGGCATGACAATGGAAAGCCAACAGACCACCTTGCAATCTACAAGGCCAAGGTGGCGTCGTGGAGTTATGACGCGGAGGAGAAAGATGTTCTCTACTACCTTGAAAGCCCCGGCGGCAAGTGGTGGGGAGACAGCATCAAGGGGGAGTACGTTTCAGAGTCTTTTGAAGAATTGTCTCAGTACGCTAAAGAACTCTGGGTAAATGGGAAATAAATACAACTTCCGCAGGGACATTGAACATCTCATTCCCTACCTGATCCTACTTGCAATTTATGCAGTAATAATCCTAATACTATTCTCGCTATGAGTGAAAAGATAAAGTACATTTCCGTCTGTAGCGGAATAGAAGCAGCCTCCGTTGCGTGGCACGACATGGGATGGGAACCCGTGGCATTCTCAGAGATTGAACCGTTCCCCTCAGAGGTTCTCAAAATCAGATTTCCAAACACCCCGAACTGGGGTGATATGACTAAATTTAATACTTGGCCAAATGCAAATGTCAATCTTCTCGTTGGAGGCACACCATGCCAGTCCTTCTCAGTCGCAGGTCTCAGACAAGGTCTTAAGGACCCAAGAGGCAATCTCATGCTCACGTTTCTTGCAATCGCTGAGCGTTACAAACCTAAGTGGATTGTCTGGGAAAACGTCCCCGGAGTCCTGTCATCTAACGGAGGAAAGGATTTTGGTTCCTTCCTCGGCGCGTTGGGGGAGTTGGGGTACGGGTGGGCCTATCGGGTACTGGACGCTCAATGGTTCGGAGTGGCCCAAAGACGTAAACGTGTGTTTGTTGTCGGATGTCTTGGAGACCAACGAGCTGCCGCAGAGGTTCTATTTGAGTCAGAAAGCGTGTCAAGGAATCCTGCGCCGAGCAGAGAAAAGAGGCAAGCAGTTACCGGAGCAGCTGAGGAGAGCGCTAGAAGCGGTAAGTGGTGGGACGGAGGAGACACCTCAGCAACCCTAACTACAAGAAGCGGCGGACAGTATATGCCCGACAAGGATAACTTCCAAGCAGTAATTCAGCCGAATGTCGCCCACGCCTTCAAGATTCATGGTGGATCACCAACGGAAACAGGGGAGTACGGAGGAACGCCGGGCAAGGCTGCGGGTAAGGGGTATCTTGGCTCAGATGAGCTTGCTTTTACGCTTGCGGCCACGCAGGATCAGCAGATAGCGTTCAGAAAGTCCAAAAGGGCGCAAAGTGCCGATGACCACGAGACGTGGGTTGACGATGGAGTTTCTAACACCTTGAATAACTTCGACGTTGGAGATGCAAGGACTACCCATGCAGTAGTTGCTGTGGATACGTACAACTACACAACCAACGATCAGACGACCCAAACAATTAGGGCGCAGAATGACACGGAACACATTGGAGCAATTATGAACCCTCCGATGGCTATCAGACGCCTTACCCCGGTGGAGTGTGAAAGGCTTCAAGGATTCCCCGACAATTGGACAAAGATTCCGTGGAAGAAGAAACCAGCAGAAGATTGTCCAGACGGACCAAGATACAAGGCGTGTGGTAACTCAATGGCCGTTCCTGTGATGCGATGGATTGGTCAGCGTATAAACAAAAAAACCGACCATCTCTGATCGGCTTTAGTCGTAACTACAACGGTCCCTGCACGAGACCGTGTTTCTTAGCAGTCCCACTTTCTTCTAGCTTTTCTCAATCTACTGTTTGGATCTTTTGCCGCAGATGGAAACATTTTCATTTGACCCGCTGATCTAGCACAGAAGGACTTCCTCCGAGCAGCGGCCTTGGGGGACTTCTTTGCCTGGGCAGCAGAGACTGGGGGCTTCAATGTGCCTCCGGTTTCACGCTTGTACGAGGCACGGCCCTTGGCGTTTAGACCGCCTGTTTTTGATTTTCCTTCCGACCTTTGCCACGCTGGAGACTTTGCCATGTTATTTCTTTTTAGCGGTTTTCTTTGACTGTGCAAACGCCTTTGCTGTTGGCGCACCCTTGCTACCAACCTTTCTCATCTTCTCGCCTGATCCAGCAGCTATGCGCTTTCTCTTGGCGTGAATATTAGCATATAGTCCTGCCTTTGCTTTCATCCTTGTCCCCTTGATGGTTTTACATTCTTATCCATTGGTGACTTGCGCTTGAACGGTTTCCCGTCCTTGCGCTTGCCAAACGTAGTCTTTTGACTATTTCCAATCGCCTTAGCCATTACTTCTTCTTAGTGGCTGGCTTAGACTGTGGGGTAGGATTCTTAGCCTTCAAATACTCAGCCTTAGACATTTGCTTCTTAGCTTTAGTCTCTTGACGAGCAGCACGGCTATATAACTGGTTAGCCTTTGCCGCAGCAGGGCTGTCAACAATGTTTTTACCTTCCTTGTCAAACTTACGAATAGCCTCAGCCTTCGTCCAGTTCTTCTGTGCGCGATCCATTGTCTTTACTGCGCGTTTTTCGACACGCCCAGCGCGTCCGTTTGATGGTGTTTTCATATTAGAATTTTGATTTTGCTACTTTTGTGTGTTTCTCCTTCTCCTTCTGACGGAACTTCTCCATCTCCTCAGCACGTTTTTCAGCTTGTTTTTTAGTCAGAACCTTATTAGCTTCTCCCTTTGAACCAGATGATGTCTTGCCTTCCTTGATGTCTCCGCCCTGACGATCCTCGCCACGACCAGCACTACAAGAAGTGTCCCCCTCCCTTCCGCAGGTAACCTCGTCCTTAGACGCTTCACCCTTCTTCTTTTTCCTCAAAAACTGACTGACGTAACTAGCGCCATACATATTTTCCCTATAATCCCTTGATGCTGAATCCATGTCCTTATTTTTTACAACCGCATTCGTGATCCTTTTCCATGGCCTCCTTCTCCATCTTCTCCATCTCAGCCCGATGTCTGTTCTTTACCAACTGCTTGGCCGGAGAATATCCCCCAAACATGTTATTCACAAAGTCCTGTGATGCGTATCTCATGTTATTGTTTTTATGGGGCTACCGAGGTAAAAGCGTCAACAACCAACTTGTATATCATCGCCCCAGGAATAGTAGTCGAGGCGTTTACAACACTCAACGAACGAACCTGAATCCACTGATCGTAACCAGCCTTAGTCCATCCCTGAAACGTCCTAACAATCAATTCAGAAGAGCTTGTGTCTTCAAAAATTTCAGTGATCACCGTAAACGTATTATACCCGCTTAACCCGTCATTCACGAACGTGCATACCTGACCAATCGGGATCTGAGTAGCCCCAGATGACGCTAACTCAGAAGCAGATGACAACTTAGCATCGTCGCCGTCCGGCTTATTAAACACCATGCCTACAATCGTCTCAAAGTCGTTGTAGCCCATCTGTACTATCTTGTCACTTAGTGTATATGCCTTGACCATAGTCTTTTTTTTACAAATATACATGGAGTTATGAAATATCCAACAAATTCTGTAAAGTCATTGTGGTTGTAAACTCATTATGGTGGGGTCAATAAACTATAAACCTATCATGGTTGTAAACTTATCCTAGTTGGGGTCACCCCCCACACAGCCGCTGCCCTGTCCCCGTCCCGAAGTCGAACTAGCAAAGGGGGTGGGGTGCTTGTCTTGCTGTCTCAATCCATGCCGCGGTAAATTTGTCTCCGTACGGTGGAGCAACCGCATTTTTGCATTGATAGTCAGCACGTTATATTTCGCGTCCCATGCGTGCTATATTTATGCTAGCCCTTTTTGGGGTATTTCATGCAGGATTTGACCGTTTCGGGGGGTGCGCGGGGTACATATTGTTTCACGTCCAGACCACACATCCTTATTTAGAATGATTCTAAATAGGCATTTCCGCCCGTTTAAGGCCATATAAACTGTTCGTCCACCGTAGATGCTGCCCGCTTGAATTGCCCGCTTGTATTGGGCTTCCTTGCAGTTGTGGGGGTGCGGGGTTTCTTTTGTTGGGGTAACCCTAGAAAGGGGATGCCGATTGCGTGTGCGCGCATGAGTGCCTTAACTGCTCTTTGTCTATTCTCTTACATTCTCTAGTGATTGGGGTATCCGTTACAGATTTGCCCGCGTGAAGGTTTACCCTTTCCGG